AGTTATATAAAAATCTATCTCTTTCATCTTTTAGTTTGGTCCCTGATTCCTGTATCTCTTTGCAAATCATCTGTAAACAAGGAGGGCCATCAGAAAATTCTTCAGGTCCTCCAGTTAAGACTTCTTTTATTTTTTTATTACTAACATCTTGTAGACTATCTTTAGTTTGCAAGTTAGCTTCAATAACTTTTAAAAAATAATCTAAGTCCATTTTACTTCCATCAGGTTTATAAGCCTGTCTTTCATTACCATTAAAATATGGAAGATTAATAAAACTGCCTGATGTTCGTTCACCATTTTGGTTTTTACCAAGAGCAGTTTGTTTTGGAAATATTTCAGTCTTAGATGGTAGACCAAATAAAAATAATAAGTTTGATAAGAATTCTCTAATTAAAGATGCAGGTACTTTTTCTTTTGTAAATACATAAATATGAAGCCCACCACTTTTAGATTCAATAGGTATTACAGGTAAATTTTTTGTATCAATAACTTTTAAATATTTTTGTAAATCAAATTTTTCATAGTCATCAGGATCAACATCAATGGCACCAAAACTAGCCATACTCTCATCGTCACACGCTTGTAATCCAATTGACTTTTGTCCGTTTAAATGATCCTCGTAATCTTTTTCGGTAATAGGTCGTTTGGCCCAACCATAGTCCCCTGGATCAAATTTAAGTTTATTTGTTTTAGGGTCATGATATCCGTTCTTGACATTACAAAAACCAAAGTCTCTTTTTAATCCAGTAAAATATTTTTCAAAATCTTTCATAATATGCGGGGCGCCTCCACTCTCGCTTTAGCGCCCCTCTCGCAAGTGTACTCAACAAGTACTCGGTTATACTATGTCTCCAGTATTTTTAGGTGCATCATATTTTGGTTTTGCTGCGCCCTTAGAAACTGTTTGCTGAAGTTGTTGTGCAACTTCATACATTCCAGCATCTTCTTTTTTACTGACATCAAGATTTCTAACTCTTGATGGTTTGTAGACATGCCAGCTTTTACTACCTGCTGTTTTGCCAACGGTTTTTAAATTATAAACCGCTGAGTATGCAGCTGGATTGAAAGAGCCCTCTGCATCAGAGAATCTAAGATTCTTGATCAGATTATTTAACTCTCTTGCTGGTGTAAGATTAGAAGATCGCATAGCAATCACCGCCGGTCTTGCTTCACCTTCGACTAATGCTAATACATAGAAATATGCAGTTTTCTCTACATAGTTTCCGTTAGGCAGTCTATACCTACCGTTCTTCTCTTCCACAGCATCCGCTGGAATCTCTAAATGAGTTCCGACTGGAGCTGAAGCACTATCGCCTCTCTCCTGCCACTCCGGATATCTAGTTTGAGAATGTGCAATGATCACGTCAAGACCTTCATCACCATCAATAAGTTGCGTGAAGCCTGCTGCATATATCATGCCCGGCTTGGCACCTTTAACATATTTTGCATCTCTTTCGTTGCATTCTGGTGAAAGTTGATGAAGAATTTTTAAGATCGGTGTTGATACATCATCCGACTTAATTTCTTCTGTGCCTTTACCAGAGTCACCTCTGAGATTGATAGTTGCAAGTGATCCTGCACTATTCCTTTTTACTACTTCTTTATCCATATTTACTCCTTTAATGTTTGTTAGTTTAGTAGTTTAGTTTTTGGTTTTTATTTCTGTTTGATTTCCTTCAAACACATTAAACAACTCTGCAGGTATGCTACCACCTTTTTGATGATAGTCCCGCAAAGTTGTTCTAAGGGTTCCGGCATGAACTGCAATTTTCCGATCGGGTTCATAACCTTGTCCTCTTGCAAGTGAAGCGTATTGCTCCGCCTTGTTATCTTCGTTAAGACCGAACTTAACTGTGACTTCATTTTTCACAATCGCTCCCAGTCCTGTTTTTCGAAGCCAGTCATATGCCTCTTGCTTTTTAGCTGCAATAATTGAGGCACCAAATACATCTTTGATAGATATTTCTGATCCATCTTTTAATTTAAGAGTTTTAATATTAAGCTGACTCATTAAGTCAGGTATAATAATATTAGAATAATATTTTTCTCTTTCTTTTAATTCTTTTAATTTACTTTCTTGATTAATAACTTCTTGTTTTATTTCTTGAAGAGTATTAATTTCATTTGATAGTTCGTCTGGATTGACGTTTGACACCTGATTTGGTGCATCTTTTCGTAGGTCTATAGTCATAGCTTTCCTTATATGTTTTTGTTAGTTTAATCATTAATAATAATTCCTTTTTGCAATTTGAAATATAGTGATAATAAATTTTGTGTCAACTTATTTTTGAAAAATATTTATCTCAATTGGATAATAAGTTTTTTCTTGACGATCCCATTTTAAAAGTTTGTATTTACCATTAGTTGTATCTGAAACTAAGGAACATACTACACCTATAATAGCAGGGTCACCTGATAATAAAAGATAATCTTCTTCAGTGTAGTTTTTTAGAAGAGTTCTAAGTTTCATAACTAATGGTCCAGGTGAATGAATCATTTGTGAAAACTCTGGAAGCAAAGACACAATTTCACCATATTTTTGTGCACCAACAATATTATATTTAGGTTCACCTTTGCTGGTCCCTGGTATGTCTTGAATTAAATAAACTTTGCTCATTGACTTTTTATCTTTCAGCTAATATATAACATTTAGAAAGTAAAAGTAAACATGAATTATAAATTTAAAACAAAGCCTTATGCGCATCAATTAAAAGCTTTAGAACGTTCTTGGGATAAAGAATACTTTGCCTATTTTATGGAGATGGGTACAGGTAAATCTAAAGTGTTAATTGATAATGCATCAATGCTTTACGATAAAGGTGAGATAAATGGCCTTTTATTAGTGGCACCAAAAGGTGTTTATAAAAATTGGTATGAGGGAGAAATACCTCAACACATGGTTAAACATATAGAAAAAAAAGTTGTGCTTTGGGAAACATCTAATTCTTCTGTAGAAAAAATAAAAGAATTAAATACACTCTTTGCAACTGGAACTGATTTGCATGTTTTAATAATGAATGTAGAAGCTTTTTCTTATCCAAAAGCTACAGAGTTTGCCAGACGTTTTTTATCTTGCCACAAAGCTATGATGGCTATCGATGAGTCTACCACTATTAAAACTCCTACAGCTAATAGAACTAGAAATATTATGTCTTTAAAACCATTAGCTAAATATAGAAGAATACTAACTGGTTCTCCAATTACTAACTCACCTCTTGATTTGTTTAGTCAAGCAGCTTTTTTAGATAATTATCTTTTAGGTTTTGATTCTTTCTGGGCGTATAGGGCTCACTATTGTATCATGAAAACAATGAACTTAGGATCTCGTTCTGTTAGTGTGCCGGTAGGTCCTAACAAAAGAAATATACCAGAATTAGAAGCTAAGATAAAATTATTTAGTGAAAGAGTTTTAAAAGATGATTGTTTAGACTTACCAAAAAAAACTTTTTTAACACGTAAAATAGAATTAACAGGCATACAAAGAAAACTTTATGATGAAATGAGAAAGTATGCAATCTCTGAGTTAGAGGGTAAAGTTTGTTCTACGTCTACTGTTATGGTGCAATTATTAAGACTTCATCAAATATCTTGTGGTTATCACGCGACTGATGATGGTAAACCTCAGCAACTTCCATGTAATAGATTAACAGAGTTGATGGATATACTTTGGGAAATATCTGGTAAAGCAGTTATATGGTCTTATTATGTTCAAGATTGTGAAAGAATTATTGAGGAAATAAAAAAACACTTTGGAGAAAATTCTGTTGTGGATTATTACGGAGCAACATCATCAGATGATAGACAAAAAAATATAGAAAAATTTCAAAACAATCCGGAGTGTAGATTTTTTGTTGGAACCACACAAACAGGTGGTTATGGAATTACATTAACAGCTGCCTCAACAATGATTTATTATTCTAATGGTTATGATTTAGAAAAAAGATTACAATCAGAGGCACGTATTGATCGTATTGGTCAAGAAAAACCTATGACATATATTGATCTTGTTGCAGAAGATACTATTGATACGAAAGTTCAAAAAGCCTTACGAACAAAAATGAATATTGCAAGTGATGTAATGGGTGAAGAACTTAAACAATGGATTTAAAAAAAGAAACCTTTATCTAAAACTTTTTCTAGCAACAGAAGTGATACTGCCCCAACAGTACCCAATAACACCCAATAGATCTTATCTATCTTACCGCCCAAATCGTGAATACCTTCGTGCATATGTTTAACGTCTTTTTTTAATCCAGTTATATATCCATAAATAGAAAGCAAATGCTCTCTTGTACTTTTGGGTTGTAATTTACCATTTGGCATTATGCTAATCCTCTTTGTTGTAGCTTAATTGCTTTTTCTTCTTCTGTTAATAATGCATTTTCAGTTCTCGTCAATCCTTCATTTAGTTGCGCCATTTGATTATTATTTATTACTGCTGGATTAGGATTAGCATCTACTACTTGTTTTGGTAATGGTGGTGTTGGCAGTTCAGATGTTTGTTGTATTTGTAGTAAATAATTATTAATATCTAAATTAAATTCTTTATTTAATTTTAATTTCATCATGTCTTTTTCCATTTTAAGAATTTTACGTTCTACAGATCTAGGAAATATATCTGGTATTTTTTTATCTTTAGCTAAATCTTTTATACCTTCTATTTGACCTTTAGTAATTATTAATGGAAAAAATTTATTATCTTCTATGTCTTGATATAAAGGTCCTTCTCTTCTTTTAAAAAACATTTCTTCTATTTTACGATCTCTCATACCTAAAGTTTTAACGGCATCGTAAACTCTTCTTAGTTTACTCATGTCTTCGTAAAAAGATTTGTTTGCTTCAAAATATTGTCTAATTAATAAATTAGGATCTGTTACAGGATCACCTGTTCTTAATCCTTCAAATATTTTTTTAGCTTCGTTAGCTTGAGATTGTTGAAAGTCTCCTATTTTAAAATTTAAATTTCTCTCTAAATCTAATGGTATTTTTCTAAATCCTAAAAATCCCATTAATTCATCTGGTATTTCATAGTTAGTTCCTTTAATTGATTCACCTTTTAAGGCAGATATTAATCTTCGTACTTGTGGTAATGATCCAGGTGATAGAGTGTACGCAACATGTTGTGTGGATTTATACCATTTAGTTAACGTACTATCTTCAGGGTTCCAAACAGGGCTACCATTATCTTTAACACCATTTCTTAATAAAACATCTGTAACTGCACCAAACCAAATAGACTCAGAGAAAAATGGTTCTAACACTTTACCCATAGCTCTAGTCAATCCATTTGCAAAACCAACTATTAATGGGTCATCGTCATTAGCCATTTTTACTTTTTCAACATTTGCTAAAATTGTATTAACAGGATTAATCATTGTATCGTAAAAAAATCCATGACTAAAATCTATGTATTTGTATTGGCCATCTTCGTAAATTCCTATAATAGTGTTGTCCTCTGACCAAACAGGTAGTATTTCTCTCATTGCATTTAAAGCTTCTCTTCCAACGCCATACAAAGCAGAGCCAGCTTTTACAGCTGCGATTGGAAAAAATCCATATGTTAATGCTTGACCAGTTAATCTTTTCATACCTATTGTTTCAAAAATAGGATTTTTAAGTTCTTTTATTGCTAACATTGTAGTATTACCACCTGTTCTAAAAATTTCTGCAGGGAATGATGCAAAACTTCCAACCGGTGATCTTCTAATACCTTTTACAAAATCAGATACATACGCATAGTTAGGAACTGTTTCTCTAACTATCTTAGCTGCCTGTTTCATGATGTCTAAATCACTAGGCATTTTTTTAATCTTACCAGCTTGAAAAGCTTCTTTGTATGCATTTTTATATTTGTGACCTTCTGCTAAAAAGTTTGTAATTCTAAATACATCATCTTCAGCTGTATATAAATCAGTGGCTATACCATATAATTTTTTAAATTTTTTTGTTGTTGAATTAACTAATTTATTAAAAAATACTTCAGCAGTTTCATTTCTTTGACCAGCAAGAGTAATATCTCCTAATAATCCCTCAACATCTCTAGCCACTACGTTTTGATTAACTACACCTTCCTCTAATAAAAACTTGTATAGTGCTTGATCCTCTGGTTGATTTCTAAATCTAGGATTACCAGTTAGTCTATAGAGTAATTGTGGCTGCACACTTTTTCTGGCTGTGTTAGCAAACTCTGCTAACTTTAATGGGCTAATTAAAATATTACCACTATGAACAGTAGTAAACACAGCAGAGAAAAAATTTCTTAAGTGCGTAAAAGGACCAAGAATAGTTTTACCAGCTTGAGATACACCTTTTGGTATAAGCATTAAAGCTCTATAAGGAAGAGATCTTGTAAGAGGGCTAGATACTACTGCATCTCCAGCTATAATAGAATCACGCCATATCTTTGATGTAAATTTACCATCTAATGGTGATGAGTATACTTGATCAGATAACCTTGTTGTAAGTTTTAAAGGTGAACGAATTATTTCGGTAAAAGGTAATTTAATTAAAGCCGAGTTATAACTAGGATAAAATAATGCTCTTTCCCCTGCAGCTATTAATTTATTATTGTCTCTTAATAATTGTGTGTAAAAATTATCTCTAGCTACTATTTCAGCTAAATCAGTCATTACATTGTATATTACATTTTTTGCATTTTTATATTCACCAAATAATTTTTTAAAAGCATTTAAGTCAGATTCTTTTTGTATTAAACCCCCTGTTTTATCTGCTTTAAATTTACCACCAGCAGTTATGTTTTCACCAATATTTTTTATTATAACAGCTTTGTCATCTAAAATATTTACGCTTCCTATTGGAAACTCTGGTGTGTTACTTACAGGATTTTTAGTTACACGTTTTAATATGTTATTAACTACTATCATTGCATCATCTCTATTAAAAGCTTTCTCTCCATTAGCTCTGTGATATCTTTCTATAATACCAGCTACTTCCTCTTTTGTACTTAAGGTAGGTTTAAAACCATCAAACAAACCAGTATTCATATCAAAAATTTTATAATCCGAACCTAAATTATATTTAATTCTATTATTTAAAATTGAATTTAATTCATCAATTCCAACTGTAACATTTTTATTTTGAGCAATATTATTTTTTAATGCAGCGGCAGATGATCTAAAAGTAATCGCATTGTTTACTAATTCATCTATAGAATTTTTATTAACACCTATTTTTTCCATAGATTGTCTAAAATCTTTTAAAACTTTAGGTGTAAAACCTTTAAATATAATATCTTTATTTACTTTTTTACCTACCTTTGTTGATTTAACAACATCATCACCAGACAAAATAAACCTAGCAAACATCTTAGAAAGCTCCTCAGGGTTCTGTAAAGCTTCTGTTGCTTTAGTGCTATTTTTAGAAATTTTTTTTAATGCATCATCAAAATCTCTAGCAAAATCATCTGCTGTAATTTTAATAGCACTCTTCTTACCTTCTAGTTTTTGAATATTATCAAATATTTCTTGAGCTTTATTACTTCTAGATCTAAAAGGTTTACCAATAAATTTGTCTACCCATCTCTCTAGTTGTGAATCACTAAATGCAAGATCTTTACCTTTAGTAGCTAAAAGTTTTGCAGTTTTACCTGTTGCATAAACAAAAGGTAAAATAGGAAAAGCTAACTCTGCTCCAAATTTAAATTTATTATTTAGTTGTCTAAATGCATCATCGGTAGCATTTAGTTTCTGCTCTCTATCTTGACCAGTCCCTAAAAAATCTAATGCATCTATATCTCCAAATGTTCCAATATCTTCTTGTTTGGCTACAATAAATCCTGTACCAAAACCTCCACCTACAGAGATACCAACAAATTTATCAAACTTTGATGCTTTATTTAATTGTTTTGCTTTACTAGCAGCTTTTACAGCATTACCAGTATCAGTAGCAGTTTTACCATATCTACCTGTTTTAACAGCGTTAACTAATATTGGCGCTAATGTTCTAGCTTTATTAGTTGCATAAGTTATTACGGGTACAGCTGTTTTTTGTGCAATTTTTCCGCCACCATATAATTGTGTAAATGCTTCAGTTAGATGTCCGATAGCTGTGGATCTAGCATCTTCTGAAGCTTGTTTTTCTATAAGACCTAAAATAGTTTTTTCAAACTCTTTATTAAATCTTTCTGTTAAACTTTCATCTACTGGTATTCCATCATCCTGTAAAGCATCATAAACTAAAGTAGCAAAGTTAACTACTCCCTTTGGTATTTTAATAGCGCCACTAACTGCAGCTCCTGTTATAGATTGACCAAGACCTACTTCATAATCTTGGGCGGTACCTAATCCAACTTTTTCTGTTGTTTTAATATTTTTAACTTCAGGTTCTTCAACTTCCTCAGTGTCTATTGTAGATGCTTTTGCATCGCTAATAATTTTAAAATCTTTAGGTATTATTCTTATTCTTGGATCGTTTTCTATTGCTTCTTTAGCAAGTCTAGCAGCTGTGGCATCGTCATGACCTAAGTCTAAAAACTCTTGTTCTTTACGTCTTAGTTCTAAAGCCTCAGGTCCTTCACTTTTTAAAATACGAACATCTCTGCTTGCTGCTTCAATACCTTTTACGATTGCTTCTCGTGTTTCTTCTGAAGGAATTAGAAAATCATACCAATTAGACTTTTCAGCCATTTTCTACTCTCCTTTTTCTACGTCTAAATCTATTTTGAAAACTTTATTACCTTGTCTATAAATGAAATCACCAGTTGTTATATCATAAACATATGTGTTTTCTGGAAGACTAGCCAGTGTACCATTTGGATTAACGTTTGCTCCTAATGATGTATCACCCTTATACTCTTCTACTCCGTATACATACTTATCTCTTGACGATGTTCTTAAAAAATTATTATAAGCTTCTGGATTAATTTTTGATAATTTCTGTTCATCTAGATAAATTAAATTAGCTTGGTCGGTAGTTAAAGTAGGACCCATTCTATCAGATGTTACTTTTACAATGTCTTCTAGTTTAAGAGCTCTCTCATCTCTTTCTACATCTACAGGACTTTTAGATTTTCTAAATGCAGGTTTTAATCTATCAAAGGCCTCTTCTCTAGTAAATCCACCACCTTCTTCTGACATTAAATATTCTATTTGTTCTTGCAAAGCTATTTTATCTGAGTCAGATAAATCCTTAACAAAATCTAAAGCTATTGCTCTTTTAGTTGCTCTTTCACTTCTTCTATCTTTTAATAAACTTTGAACAGGTTTTTCTGAAGCTAAAAGTAAATTAGGTATTAAACCACCTCCACCTGTTTGTTTTACAATTTGTGGTCCAAGTTGTAATAAGAAAGATGTTATAGGGTCATCTAATTTAGAAGTCCCTGCCATATCATCCACTATTTTTAATTTTTCTTTTATTGATAAATTTAAATCATCAGCATTACTTTCTGCATATTGTCCTCTTTCAACAATATTGTTCATGATACCACCACCGGTAGTGCCACCTTTTCTAAACATAGGTCTTTTAAGTATTCGACTCATATTAATTAAATGCTCTGTATATCCCCGCTAACGTAGCTCCCGCACCTATCGCTGTTTGTAGTGGTGTAGGTGAAGGTGAAACTGTAGTTTGGAATTGTGCTGGGTATCCAGCTATTAAACTCGTAACACCAGAACCAAGTTGTTGAGCTAAGTTTAGTGGTCTATTTGCTTGTTGTTGTAATAATTGTTGTTGAGCAGACAACTGAGCTTGTTGTTGTGCTTGTTGCTGTGTACCTAATGCACTTAAAGCTGAAATCTGTTGACCAAATAATGCAGGTGCAGTCTGTGCTAAATTTAATTGATTAGCAAAATTTTGTTGTGCAAGCTGTTGCGCTTGACCAAAACCTTGTTGTAATAATTGTGATTGTAATGCTGCTCGGTTCCTGTCGCTTGCTTGTTGAAACTCTGCTAATTGAACACCTTCTCTTCCACCACCAAATGCACCAGAACGAATAGCTTGTGCTCTTAATGCTGGTAGACCTTTTGCGGCTTGTATATCAAATTCTTTTAAAGTTGCATCAATTACATCTTTTTGAAAAGGAGATGTAAATTGTTTATAAGCTTGTGGTCCCGTTGTAGCTGCTGCAGTCTGTAAGAATGGTGCAAAAGATCCAAGGCCACCTGCTAGTGCTTGTGCTTGTTGAGTTAGTGCACTTGGTCCAGCTACAAATTGTGGACCAAAAAGTGTAGTTAAATCTTGAGTCTTTGCATCTCCTATAGCACTTTGTAATTGTTCTAAAAATGTTTGACCCGCTGCTTCAATAAACGGAGCTGGTAAATTTTGTATTGTTTGAACTTCTGCCATTATACTACTCTACTCTCTAGGCTTTTCATGAGATCATACATTCTCTGAGCACCTTTATTTACACTGCCACCACCAGCAGCTCTTACTGCATCAGCAGTAAATACAAATTCGTTATTTGATAACATCGCTGGGATATCATCAGCTTTTTCTTTTACACCAACAGGTGGTATAAATCCACCAGATTTTCTTAAATCTAATTCTGTAATACCAGCTTTATTTTCTCTAAGAGGTAAACCTTCCATGCTTGATGCTTGCATAGCGTTATCACTCGCACTGTCTCCCATAGCTCTCATTATTCTACCACCCATAGCTTTATCTTCAGAAAGTATTCTTCTAGCTTCTTCAATTGCTTCTTGTTGAGAAAAACCTTGTTCTCTAAGTTCTGATACAAGTTCCATAAATTTATCTTCACTACCAGAGGCATAACCAATACGTCCACCTTCAGCCATATCTCCTGCAGGTATTGTTTGATCACTCGCATCTCGAACTAAAGCGTTTATTCTTATTTCGTATTCTTCATCAGATTCATTATCACCTTTTGGATATAATCTTTTAAATTGAACGTTAAGTTGTTCTTGCACTAATGCTTTTCTATTTTCAAAATCTGTAGTCGACTCACCAGGTAATGGCTCTTGTTGAGATAACAAACCAGTAATTATTCCACCAGTTCCACCTATTTTTAATGCATCTAGGACAGCACCACTGCCTGACTCAGCTCCAGATAAATTTAAAATATTTGTAAGTGCACCTTTTTTAAATATGTCAGAAGCTCCTCCAATAAAAGATGTTGGACTCATAAAGTTTTGAAAGAAAGTTCTACCACCTGCTAAATTACCTAAACCACCTGTGACTGTATACAATAATGCAGCTTTACCTATTGGAGATTTAACAACTTTCTTAGCAGCTTTTTTAATTGATTTAACAAGACTACCTAAACCATATTGTGCTCTACCACCCGTAGCCATAAATTTAGATCTTAATCTTTGTATTTCTTCATCTAACAAATCTAATTCATCTTCCGTTAGATCTTTTAATTGTTTACCAAACAACTCCATAGCCATGTCATTTTTTTCTGACATTGGGTCTAAGTACCCAGCTATCTTTTTATCATCCTCTAAATCTTTATCAAAAGGATTTAACGGATTATCTCTAGTATCTGGAAATTCTTCTTCTTCTACTTTTTTTATTCTGTAATCACCCACTAACTTAATAGGTGATGCTCCAGCTTTAAATTCTTTTGCTTGTTTAGTCTTTGTTATTGCCATAATTTTGTCTAAATTTAGTTTATAGGGCAGGCACACTAATCCTGAAATATCACACTTTATTTGATTTTTTTATCTTCGTCAATAGCTGGTTTTAGGTTATCAAAGAACCTACCACAGAACTGATGTTCACCTACGTGAGTAATATAGTCCATAATATATAGATATACTTTGCCTCCCATATCAGTCCATCTTTGACAGAAACCAAAGTCCTCACCAAAATAACGTTTAGTTTTAGGGTCATGAATGGTATCAAAAAAATTGTAAAAATTTTCTTTTTTAACCTCTTTTCCATTAATATTAGTAGGTTGATATATCTTTAATTCAGGGTAATGTTTTATCATGTCTTGTAATACTTTTCTTTTTATAAGCATACATCCTGTAGGAGCATGGGTTGCCTCTACAATACCTAAGTTAGATTCTATATGATTTTGATTTTCTAGTTTTATTGGAAAAGTATATCCAGGTCTTTTTAGTTGATCTTTGTTTTGAGCTTTATCTTTCTCTTGAAATATTTTATCCCAATCTAAAGATTTCATTGGATAGGGACATGCAATAACATCTTTATCAGCTTTTAACATTGTCTCTATGGTTTGAAAATTAAAATCAATATCTGCATCTATAAATAATAAATGAGTATATCCATCTTCATGATTTAACATTTCAGCTACACATAAATTTCTACCTTGAGTAACTAAAGAAGATTGCATCAATGTAAAACTAACAAGAATATCTCGTAGTATACAATCTTGTTGAAACTTTAATACTGCTTGACAATAGTGCATAGATACATTGCCATGCACAGGTGTGCAAACCATTATTCTATGAGGTGATCTTTTTTTGTCAGATGATAGATCTATTACTTCTACACTTTTTTCTTTATTGAACCAGATAGGTTTATTTGGATTTTGCATCAATAACTCCTTTTAAAAAAGTTGTCCACTGCATGGCTACTTTGTTCCAATTATAATAAATATGCGCATACCTAGATTGTGAATCTAAATGATCATGTATCTGTTTTTGATCTAATGTGTGTGATGCTTGTTCAATACCAAAACCAAACTTTTGAGCAAGAGCTCTATGATTAGTGTCATAAGGTATGTACATTGGAAACTCTGCACCTGTTTCATATAAAGCACCAAAATTATCTACTATGCAATATAAACCTGCAGCCATACACTCTAATAAAGATATACAAAACGTTTCTTCAAAGATACTAGGATAAACATACATATGATAATTTTTAAGATTGTCTTTAATATATTGATTAGATTTGTATCCAATATAATTTACATTAGGTAATTTATCTGCTTGGTCATAAAGCTCTCTATAGTTATGATCATTTTTATCATAAAAGTCTTTTCCATAAACTTCAGTAGATGAATATACATCTAAACTAACTAAAGGATTCTTTACTAATTGCATTGCACCTAACAATACAGACAAACCACGCCAAGGTGTGTTTTGATGTATTATCTTTATAGGCTGACCTTTTTGATATGGTTTAGCTTGTTCTATTTTATCAATACCATTTTTAATAACTACAGATCTATTAGTAGGTATATTAAAATGATATCTAAACTTTTCATATGTCCAATGAGAATTAAAAACATACCAATCATATTTATTATGATTAGCTGGATTCTTAAACCATGGTGCTAGATTAGGTTGATCATAAGAATTTTTTTGCCAAAGTATATTTGGTTTAGTTGGATGCAAAGGTATTTTTTCAGGCACAGAAGTACAGATCTGCACTTGATCTAATAAATTTTTATCGACATGTTTTTCTAAATATTCAAACTGTAGTTCAGTTCCACCTTTAGGGTTTTGATTTCTTATTTTCATTTACTATCCTTTCTATGATTTTATATGTAATAATTGATTCAGAAACAGCTGCATAATCTGGACTACAACATATAAAAATTTTATCAAATTTTTTTTCTTTTATATAATTTATATTATGGTCAAAATAAAAAGATTTTAAATTTTGTAAAGAGTAAAGATGCACATGCACTGAATTAAAATTAGATATCCATGTATAATTTATTTTATTTCTAAAAATATTTGATAAATGATAAAGCCAATTGCCCTCATGTAATTTAGTGTCACTATTATCATCATATTTAAAATCATGATGATGATCTATATTAATTAAATTATATTCATCGTAACCATGAGTAATTAAAGGATAAATATCTTTGTGAGTTAAAGATAAAGTTATATCTTCATGTGTATAAAGTAAAGGTATTAAAAAACCAAGTAGTTCTTCTTGATGTTTTAAAGATAAAACCCAATCACAATCTATTGATAATATATTAAGTTTTGGTTTGTTTTGTATCATTTATTACTTTCTGAAACATTTCTAGACCTTTATTAGTAACCTGTATGGTGACGTCTTCGACAATATTTGGTCCTTCTTTCTTATCTTTAAAAACTTCTCCAGTCTTTGTATTTCTATACGTTGTTATAGTCGTACATTCTATTTTTGGTAAATTATCCGTTTTCATTCCTTCTATCTATTAAAGCATAACTTATCAGGCCCTGTATCGTATTACTACCTGTAGCTGCTTGCACAGTTATAGCATCTCCTGCCTCTAAATTCAAGCTTTGAGGTGAGGCATTTACTTGAGATTTAGCAGCCACTTCATCTCTAAAAAATTCATATTCTGTGTTTGAATCAGATGAATCAACAAAATTCATTTGTACTAAAACACCTGATGATGCATCATTGTTTGCACAATAGATACTTTTAACTATAATTGTCCCATCGGTGGGACAGGTAAGCACTGTAGTTTTACCTGTGCCGGATTGTTTAAAACCTTGGTTTTTATAAAATATACTCATGATAAAAAGTAGTTAAACGCATCCTGTTCATTTTTTAGATCTTGTTGAAAAGAAAAATTGAGTTGATTTTGTAAAGTTGTTAAAGACTCTAGTATTTGTCTTTGATTTTCTACATCATATTCAGGTTTTGGATCAGGTATGTAGTTAGTTACTTTAGCCATAAAAGCCTCTTCTAGAGTCTCTTACAGCATCTCTAGATGTAAACCCACTAACTCCTACACCTGGACTTCTAGATGCTCTTTTTTCAGTTGCAAATTGTGCTTGACTAGGTGCTCCTGATAAAGCTTGTTTAATGTCTTGTAAATTCTTTTCTGAATAATTTTTACCCTCTGCTTTTCTTTTAATTAAATTAGCTAATCTATTTTCTAATCGTCTTTGTTCTCTTGCAGGCTCAGAATAAAAACCACCTAATGCATTCATTCTATTTAATTGTCTAGGTGTGAAACCCATAATACCCATAGTTGCAGGTCTATAAAAATCAGATTCTTTTGGTCTAAATATAGAGTTAATGAGAGTGCCTATTATTCCAGCATTATCAAGATAATTTTGTATACCTTTTAAAAATCCTCCTTTCTCTTCTTCGTCATCTTCTGTTACTACACCTGTAGCCTCCTCATCATAATCAAGACCCTGAAAAGAAGGTTCTAATTCTGAAAGACCTAGTATACCACTTGCAAAGTCAGCCTCTTTAGCAGCTCGTGCACTTCTATCAAGACCTCTAAAGTCACCTTCTTGTTGCTTAGCTAAAAATGTAGAGGTGTCAAAAATATTTGATGGTCTATTTTTTTCAATTAATTGCTTTATTAAATCAGTGTTTACAATACCAAAATTATCTTGGAAAGGTGTAAATTGTAAATTAGAACCTACGTTTCTAAATTTTACTGATCCATCAGTATCTATAAATTGTTCTTTTAGTTGTCCGTCAGCACCTATAAATTGCATTACTACCTTCTTCCATCCGGTTGAGCATCTAATCTCAACGTACCATATCTCCAGCTTTCACCGGTAGAATCATTTTCTATTTTAATTGAGACTAGTCTTCCTCTAGCTCTAGTATCTACCTTATCAGTTGTTTGAGTAACTGTAAAGGGTCCAAGTGGTGAACTAACAGCTACATCATCAGGATAAGAACTTACAAATAAAGTTACCTTAGCATTGCCTGTTTGATACTTAAAATCTGGTATAAAACGTCTTACAGCCATAAAAAACTCACCATCTCCTCTATAATCTACTACACCCGTTGCTTGACCCAGAGCACTTCTTCTTGAAGTTATGTCCCAATCACCTGATCTAATAAATGCAGGTATGGCTGTTGTTCCAGAACTGTTAACTTGATCTGTGCCTTCTTCATGTTCATAGTAAATACTAGCTCCATATTTATTTGTAATTCCTAATATATCAGGAAACACAGGTGTTAAGGTATCACCATAATCCGTAGCATAAGGAGCATCAAATACCCCTTGATCAACGTATGTTGTTCTATCTAAAGATGAAGTTGTCCATATGTTTTCAGAATAATTATACGTTACGCATCTGTCTATTTGATCTGATCCATCTTTTGGATAAAACCAATTTACTTCCGTGTATAAATTATTAGCTCCAGAAAAAATTACATCTCTAGAATCAAAGTTTAAACCGAGATTATCTCCATCTGTGCTAAATACAAAATCTTCTACTAATGATGGCAATGACTTTACTGTTCCGTCAAATGCGAAAAAACCACCTTCAGCTCCCATCCAAAATACTATTCCATTTACAAAGGTAGCTGCATGCTGACCTATGCAACCACAATTAGTTCCGACTTGTCTTACAGAAAAAGTAAATGGTGGACCAACAAACTGAATAACATAAGCTGCTAAATCAGTTATAACAAATACATAATCTTTACCTTGAAGAGCTGCTCTAATCTCATTGCCAGTATCCAATCTAAATGTACCAGCGGTATTAGTCGCTGTTGGTGCGTACGTGTTTAAATCTTCTTGGTTGGAAAATCTTACAAACATGGGATCTTGCGTAGCTGGTGATCCAATTGTGGTTTCGGTTCCAAAGTGAAATAAATGTCTATCTCTATCTGAAACTAATGTAAATCTAGTTGTAGTTGGATTATTTGTAGTTTGAAAATTACTTGTAGTTTTAGATGCTCTTTGAGCTCTAGGATTAGAAGCTCCAGCGTTCCATGTAAAAGTTTCTCCATTAAATACAGTTGCAACTAATACTTGACCAAAATTATCAAGACTCCAGTTTCCTGGATCTAGGGTCACGTCACTTGTTGCTCTTGGTGTATCCCATGTAGATGCTCCCCATGTAGATGTACTCCAACCAAATCCGGTAGTTTGAATTGTAGGTCCAACTTCAACGTAAGGATTAACGGTTGCAGCACCAGCTGCTGTCATACCCGTTCCTCCTTCATTTCTTACAGCTTGAACAGTAAATTTATCTACGGTTGCAACTGTTAAAATTTCATAAGTTTTTTCTAACTCACCTGAAGTAAAATCTGATGCACCTGTAACTGTTACTCCAGATAGAGTCACATATCTTCCTACAGCTAATCCATGTGATCCTTTATTAACTTGTAAAACATTTGACCCATTAACCGTTGTTAATGTGCATCCTGTAATAGCTGTATCTAAAGGAGTAATGTCAAAAAAATCATTACCATAATATAAAAAAAGACCTTGTGAAGTTCCAATGGCTGAATATTTTTCTCCAGCAAAGCTAGAAAACGTTAATTGTGCCCTTGCAGCTCCAGGTAATGTTTTCTGAGCTGAGGTTAATTGTAGCCAACCACCTATTTTTTCAGGTAATCCATATCTAAATCTTACAAAATCACCGTCAGTCCATTGTCCCTCTGCCCCTGATTCTGTGTCTTGTTTGTTAAATCCTGCCTTGAATTTTAATTTTTGTAGCATATAGTGGGTTATACAATAGTTTTTTTAAGAATGAAAGATCGAAAATGATTAGCATATTAGATAAAAACTCTAAAATTAGTGAGCATAAAAGCAGCCTCAATATTACTTATCCTAGAACCGTAAATATAATATTTGGTAATTATCCATATCCTGAAGTTCTTCATAATCTAATTATAGAAATTAAAAACAATGTTAAGGAACACATGAATGGATATACAAATGTAAAGGGTGGAATGACAGAATGGGGTCATTTTGTAGATAATCCTCTTTTTAAAAATTTCTTTGCTCATTTAATTAATAAACATCAAATAACTCATGGAGATATATTTCAATTTTTTTATGAAAAATTTATGTTACAGGACGTTTGGGGTAATGAAATTAAGAAAGGTGATAGTTTAGAATATCATACTCACCCGTGTTATCATGGTATATTTTATTTAACTAAAGGGTGTGATTTAATATTACCTGAATTAAATTTAAAAATATCCCCTGAACCAGGAGATTATTATATTTTTCCTCCTCATATTTTACATGGTTTTGAGCCTGTAAAAGAGGAAGAAACAAGATATAGTTTAATATTTAATATATTAGAAAATAAACCATTTGAATTTTCTAAAAAACTTAGGACACTAAATGAAAAGAACAGTTAATATAAATAATTTTATAGGGACTTATGATGGTCATATTACAGATCAAGAATGTAACAAAGCCATAGACATGTACGAACAACAAAATAAATTTAATAAAACATTAAATAGAATAGCTTTTGAAGGAGCTTCTATTACTAAAAAACAAGATCAACAATTTTTTGCTGCTAAAGATAACGTAGATGTTTGGTGGGAAAATTTAAAACCTATGATGTTAAATTTTGATCAAGCTTTACTTCATTACAAAAATGCAACTGGAGCTGGTGATGTTTTTCCAGATTTATTTTACACATCTTTAAAAATACAAAAAACTTTACCTACTGAGGGATATCATGTTTGGCATGTTGAACATGGAGCTGGTTTTGAAAATGAACCTAGAGCTTTAGTGTTTTCTATATATTTAAATGATGTTAAGGAGGGTGGAGAAACAGAATTTTTACATCAATCAGTAAGAGTTAAACCTAAAAAAGGTAGAATAGTTATTTGGCCTGCTGGTTTTCCTTATCTTCATAGAGGTAATCCACCATTATCAGGTGAGAAATATATTTTAACTTCTTGGATGATGTTAAGATAATTAAGTTTTAATAATGTATATTAAAGCTAAATAAGGCTGTATTACAGATGTTGCATCTCCAGTAAACGTAGCACTCATATTATGATCGTGTCCCCCGCCACTTCCTGTGCTTCCAGTATTGGAAGGACTAAAACCAGGTCTAAGGTTTTCATTAAATTGCGATTGACCTCTACGCATGTTAGATGATGCGTTACCACCACCAGGGTGAGAGTGAGATGCAAGTTGCGCTGTGCTTAAAGTAGCATTAGCGGTAGTTCCGCCAATATTTCCTGTTGTAGCGACGGTAGCTGCTCCGCCAGTGGAAGCTAAAGATTTGTTTGGAGATTTACTAACTGGAACTCTATCCTGTATGTCGGGTAACTCAAAAGTAGTAGCACCATCTCCCGAACCATAAGTTGTACCTATGACAGCAAATAAAGCAGAATAAGTTGATCGTGAAACGGTTGCACCATTGCACTCTAAGAAACCACTAGGTAATGATGATGCAGTCCAAGGGACTATAGTAGCTGTAGGTATAAGCTCTAAACCTGTTATGTTTTGACCATCATAGTCATATCTAGTTGCTTCATAATTAGCCATATAATTTTCACCTTATTTATTAAGACGAATAAGAAGTTGGTCGAGCACCTAGTCTAGCAATTTTTTCAGATTCAGTTTCAGGAACAAACTCCCCTTCTTCATTCTCTGTACCAGAGTTATCATTATCCCAATTAGCTTGTAGTTGTGCTAAATGTTCACTATCCCATTTGTCTATAAACGGTTGAAAATCAATTCCTGTGCTAGCAAAAGTAGAGTGAGGTGTAGTATCTCTATATTCTACTTCATCACTTGCTACAGCGTTTCCATAATGAATAGCCCAGATATTTGAAAAAGATGAATTTGACCAGAAAGAATCATCGTTAATGACATAAGCATTACCTGCTCCATCACCAACTTGTTTGATGATTTTTTTATCTTCCATTATTACTGTCCAATTTCCTATACTTGCCATATTTTTCTCCTACGTCTTAATTATATATATCACAGTTATATAAGGTTGCAATACAGAAGTCGAATCTCCTGAAAAAGTTGCACTTAAATTGTGTGAGTGTCCTCCACCACTTCCTGCGTTTCCAGTTCCAGCTGATGAAAAACCTGGATTAATATTTTCGTTTAGCTGCCCCTGTCCTCTAGCACTGTTAGGTGATGCATTACCACCTCCAGGGTGACTGTGAGATGCTAATTGTGGTGTTGATAAAGTTGCGTTAGCTGTTGTGCCTCCAACGTTTCCGCTTGAAGCTACCGTGTTTGCTCCACCTGTTGATGCTAAAGCTTTAGTTCCAGATTTTCCTAATGCAACATTGTCTTGAAGATCAGGTACTTCAAAAGTAGTTGCACCATCTCCAGCTCCGTAAGTTGTTCCTATAACTGCAAATAATGCAGAGTAAGTTGATCTTGAAACAGTGGCACCATTACACTCTAAAAAACCTGTTGGCACTGAAGAAGAGGACCACGGCACAATAGTTGCCGTTGGTATTCCTTCAATACCTGTAAGATTAGCACCATCAAAATCGTATTTAGTTGCTTCGTAGTTAGCCATGGATTATTTCTCCTTATAGGTCCAACCAGTAGTAGCGTCTCCAGAAAATACTAAGCAGAAAGCTGCGCCCTGTGTATTAACAACAAGATCAGCCGCTGCATTAACTATATTAGAACCGTTTCTTCCTACAGTTAGAGCGTTAGAATTAAAATCATAACCTTGATCAACAAATGAAACTTCATCCCCTGTAGCAGGTGAGGCTGGAAGTGTAATTGTAACTCCTCCACCATTTGTATTTACTAAAAGTTGAGCTCCAGCTTGAACGGTTTCAGCTGCTGAAACTACTCTCCAGTTTCTTTGCTCAGATAATTTTACGATGTTAGTTCCATCAGAATATAATACATAATTATTTCCTTCAGCTAAAAGGACACCTGTACCTGATGATGTTTTAAAAGTTAAAGTGTTTCCTGCATGATCACATGCATTTTGTACGTGATAAACTTTTTCGATTGAATCTGGAATAGATACTGTTCTGTTGGCTGCTAAAGTTCCTGTTAATTTAATAACATCATTTTTACCATTTGATAAAGCACCATTAGTAAAAGTTAAAGATCT